CTATACCTGTGTCTTGGTCAAAGAAATCAAAGGAGAGACAGAATGATTAGCTGGAGAAAATGGATTCAGTACAACGACAACCGAACAGCCAGAAAGATGCTAAAAACCATTCCGCTATGGTATTCAAAAGGTTTTGAAGAAGGCTCAGCCGAAATGAAAGAATACATAACCGAGCAGATTATCTACTCAATCAACCAGGATGCAGTCCTGAGAACCACAGCAGATGTTGACACACTTGAGCGTGTTGTCGAAGTGATCGAGGCGGTGAGGGACATTGGCAAAGCACAGAGCTGAACGAGTACCGATCAACTGGCGCATCATGCGAGTTCATTGGGCATACAAGACCCTGAGAATCAGGCGAGCCTTTTGGACATTTCTATACAAGGTGTCACGATGACTCACTACAACAACGCTGATGAGCGTGAAATCTTTGATGCTATCTTGCTACTCAAAGATGAGAACCTTGTCTGGTCCAGCGACCTAGAGGCAATCAGGCGCAACCTTGCCAGATTGATGGAAAGAATAATGCAGGTCGAATGGCACTACCTTGAGCCAGAAATCGGCGACTTAGCTCTAAACTTGATAAGAGAAACCGAAAGGGGCAGCAATGCTAGAGGGAATGGAACCACAACCGAAGAAATCATCCTGCAAAGTAAGGACTATCTTAGAGAGTCTGGATGCCAAGGATCAGGTAATCCTTGTCAATGCAATCAGTAATGACCAATGGACACCACCGGCACTAGCTAGAGAACTAACAGCCAGGGGCATCGCAATCAGCGAGAAGCCTATTCTGTTTCACCGAAGGAAAGAGTGCAGCTGTGCTAGATAACTTGGAACCAGCTCCAAGAGTAGAAACACCTAAAGAGTACCGACCTGCCTTTGAGTTTGACGGCAACGAGGGTTGGGCGCAACTGCCACCAACATCAGGTGTGCCTAGCTTTGATGACTTCCTGGTCCAGCAGGGCTTTGATCCTGACGAGTTCGAGGTCACCGGAACTCCACGCACATCACGCTGGCAACGCTATGACGGCGAATGGCTATCTAGCTATCGGTTTACCTTTAGGCGCAAGCTGGCAAACCTTGACCTGCCATTGCTCTACTCACAAGCCAAGAAAGCCTACAAGCCTAAGAAAGACTTCAGAACACATTCTGAAAAGGCGTTGGTGATTCTCTGGTCCGATTTACAGGTTGGCAAGGTTGACCATCGAGGTGGCATTGAAGCCTTGCTTGCCAGAGTAGAGGAAACAAAAGAGAAGCTTGTTGCCCTGCTGAAAAAGGAAAAGCCAGCCAAGGTCATCTTTGTTGATCTAGGCGACACAGTAGAGGGCTTTGACAACGCAGGTGGCAATCAGCTTCAGAGCAACGACCTCAGCCCCATGCAACAGGTTGACCTGGCAACAACACTTGCTTGGGACCACTTGAAGCTCTTGGCAAGTTACAGCTCGGACATTGTTTACGCCTCAGTCGGTTCCAATCATTGCCAATGGCGTGTCAGGGGTAAGCAACAAGGCACAGCAACTGATGACTGGGGTATCCACATCGGGCGCACACTTGCAAGGCTGGCAAAAGAAACTGAAATGCCCATCAAGTTTTATGAACCTCAAAAGCATGACGAGTCTTTAGCCATAGACATCTTTGACGACCAGTTCCACATACTCGGCATCTGGCATGGACACCAAAGCCCAAGACCAGACCAAGTGCCTACATGGTGGCGACAGCAAGCCTTTGGTAAGCAGCCTGTTGGGGATGCGACCATCGGTGTATCTGGACACTTCCATCACCTCAGAGTGCTAGAGCTTGGCTCGACATCAAGAGGATCATCACGCTTCTGGATACAGGCAAGCACTATGGACAACGGCTCAGGCTGGTGGCGACTACGCTCAGGCGAGGACTCTGTGCCAGGCTTGGTGACCTTTGTGCTTGACAAGGGCATTGACTTTACCGGAACTGTTTACAAACTCTAAGTTGCCAGAAAAGAGAGAGATGAAAATAGGAAGCTTATTCAGCGGTTACGGCGGTCTTGACTTAGCTGTATCAAAGCTGACAGGTGCTGAGGTTGCTTGGCATTGTGAGTGGGAAGCGGCACCAAGTCAGATACTTGAGGCACACTTTCCAGATGTCCCAAACTACCGAGATGTTAGCAAGGTTGACTTCACACAAGTCGAGCCTGTTGACATACTCACAGGTGGCTTTCCTTGTCAGGATTTATCTCTGGCAGGTAAGCGAGCAGGATTACAGGATGGAACTCGCTCAGGCCTATGGTCAGAGTTCTACCGAGCAATACAAGAGATCAAACCAAAGCTAGTCATAATCGAAAATGTAAGGGGTTTACTAAGTGCAAAAGCCAACAATGGTATGGAATACACAGATGAAGTATTGGGAATACTCAACGGAAAGCCAGCTATTCGAGCGCTCGGTGCCGTTCTTGGGGACTTGGCCGACATCGGGTACGATGCAAAATGGTCAGGTGTACGAGCTAGTGATGCCGGAGCGCCACACCAGCGATTCAGAGTCTTTATTGTTGCGTACCCCAATAGCTAGTTCAGGCGAGGGTGGCGCACTAGGTGAGGCTGAGGCTAAAAGGCGTGGCAACACAATCGGGATTAGAGATCAGGCTATGGACTTAGCTAAGTTGCAAGGTCACAAAGTAAGTAGAGAAGTCAACAACCTACCAACACCAACAGTTAGCGACCAGTACACAGCTAACCTGTCAAGCACTCAGCAAAAGCCAGGCTCGATGCACTCAGTAACGCTGGCTCAGGTATTCCATAAGCCTGAGTTGTTTCCAACACCAACTACTAGAGATTACAAAGATGGCACTCAAGCTCACGAGAGAGATGGCAAGGTACAGACAGACACAGTAGCCAGAGCAGTATTCAATAGCGGTGAGGTATTGCTTGGCACACCAAGAGCTACTGCTGCTAACTCATCAAGTAAGCAGGTAGAGCTAGGCGCACCCAAAGCTAGGCTAGAGGATCAAGTCCATACTGACTGGGGCAAGTTTGAGCCAGCCATTAGACGCTGGGAATCTATCCTTGGCAGACCAGCACCCGAGCCAACAAAGCCAGACGGAAAAGACAACAATCATCGCCTCAGCTCTAAGTTCACAGAGTGGATGATGGGGCTACCTGATGGCTGGATAACCGGACATGACCTAAAGCGTAATGACGAGCTAAAGCTTGCAGGTAATGGAGTAGTCCCTCAGCAAGCTGAGTTAGCCCTAAGACTTTTGCTAGAGTTGCCAGAAGGAGAGAGATGACCTACAAAATACTTCATGGCAACAACCTAGACATCTTGCCAACCCTAGCCGACAACAGCATTGACTCAATAGTCACCGATCCACCCTATGAGCTTGGCTTTATGGGTAAAAAGTGGGACTCATCGGGCATTGCTTATTCTGTTGAACTCTGGCAACAATGCCTTAGAGTGCTCAAGCCAGGTGGACACTTACTCAGCTTTGGTGGAACTCGCACCTATCACCGAGTGGCAGTAGCGATTGAGGATGCAGGGTTTGAGCTAAGGGATTCGATTGCTTGGCTCTATGGGTCAGGGTTTCCTAAGTCGCTGGATGTAAGCAAGGCCATAGACAAGCAAGCAGGGGCAGAGCGTGAAGTGCTGACTGAGGTTGTGTCAGATTTGTTCGGGGATCAAGAGGTCAAACAAGAACGCAAAACAGGCATTGGCACAGGTAAAGGCAGCACTGCAATTATGGGTGATGGCAACAGAGATTTGACAATGCCGGCAACACCAGAAGCTCAACAGTGGCAAGGATGGGGAACAGCACTAAAGCCAGCCTTTGAGCCAGTCATAGTTGCCAGAAAACCAATAGAAGGAACAGTCGCTAACAATGTGCTCAAGTGGGGCACAGGTGGGCTGAACATAGACGGCTCAAGGATTGACACACAAGAAGGCGATTACGACCATCCTGGCAACACAGGCAAAAAAGATAACAGGAGTGTATTTGGCACTTATGAAAACGGCAACCAATCTCAGCCACACAGTCAAGGCAGATGGCCAGCAAACATCATCCTTGACCCTTACACAGCAGAGCTACTAGATGAGCAGAGTGGACAAGTAAAGGGCAACCCTGGTGCAAAGCAAACAACAGACTTTAGGTTTATGAACGATGCAGACGGCAAACAGAATCTAATTCAGGGAGATAGAAAAGACATCGGTGGAGCATCAAGATTCTTTTATGTAGCTAAAGCATCAAAGCGTGATAGGAACGAGGGGCTTGAGGAACTAGAGGAATCTCTCGCTGGTTCTTATGCTGGCAATGTTGCAAACAAAGGAAACAAGATAGGTGCTCAACCTGATAAGCCAAACCAACCAGCTAAAAACTTTCACCCAACAGTAAAGCCAACAGCCCTAATGCAATACCTAGTCAAGCTTGTAACCCCACCAGCTGGCACAGTCCTAGATCCTTTTACCGGCTCAGGCTCAACAGGCAAGGCAGCAATCCTTGAGGGCTTTGACTTTATTGGAATAGAGGTAACGGAGGACTATTGGCCTATCATCGAGGGCAGACTAAAACACGCTGAGGCCAAAGTTGCCGAGGCAAAAGAAAACCAAGAAGCCGAACCTCAAGGATTATTCTGATGCCTATCTACGATTACAAGTGCAAGACCTGTGACCTCAAGATGTCTGTCATAAGAAAGATAGACGAGAAAGAAAGAACACCACTCTGTGTCAACTGTGTCAAAGACTTAGTGAGAGTGTATGACTCACCTGGCGTAACCTTCAAAGGAACAGGATGGGGTAAAGACTAATGGCACTAATACGATGGGGATTCGGTAGCCAGCTATACATCTACCAATCAGGGAACATCTTTGTCTGCTGTGACTGCATCAGGAAGCAAGCCAGCGTTAGCTTTGACACCAAGGATGAACTCAAGGCTCACATACTTGTACACCAACAAGCTAATGACAGCATCGGGCTTGTAGGCAACACGCTAACTTACCAGAGCTATAAAGAACTAATCGATGAACTAGACGGAGATGGATACTAGTGATCATCTTTCCTAAGCCCTGCCTCAAGTGCAAGGCACTATTCAAGGCTAGGTCTGAGTATTGCGATGCTTGCCGGCTGGAAAGAAAACCAAGAACCCCTGCCCCAAGGATTGAATCAGCAGAAAGAAAAGCTAGGAAGGCTCTTTTATACGGGGGGGATTATCGAGAGAGGGCTAGGGTGGTACGGCTAACGGCTACTCATTGCCACATTTGTAAAGAACCTTTTACTGATGCCAATAGACACCTGATACAAGCTGATCACTTGATTCCAGGAAATCCAAATAGTCCCCTTGCCCCAGCCCACCGAAGCTGTAACGCTCGTAAGGGCAACAGATACATTGGTTAGTCAAATCACCTTACGATTGCGCTGATAAGCCCTGTACGAGGCACACAGGCACCCCCACGCCAGTATTTATAGGGGGGTGGGTCTTTTCTTTGCTAAACGGCAACCTTACACCCCGAGCCCCTG